TTTCCAACTTTTGTAAGGTATAAAGAAGTAACCTCACTTGATGGCACAGAATCTATTTATTTAGATGATGCTAATAGTGATGTGCCTAAAAGAATATCTTACGATAATTTTATTGTTGATATTGGGAACGACATTACTATTGGTAGTGGGGACATTGTTTTTGTATCTGAAAAATCTGATTTGCCAACACCAGTATCAAATGTAATAACCTTAGAAGATAACATAACTTATTACTTTACTACAACAATAGATTTACTAGGAGATAGATTAGTAGGAGGTCAAAATACAGTTATACTTGGTGCATCTTCTGAAAATAGTAGAATTAAGTCAACTGGTTTAGGTGTAGGTGTAGCTTTATTCACAACTGAATGGACAACGCCAATAAGACACGTAACTTTTCAAGATGTAGATACTGCTTTAGATATTGATGGAAGTGTTAACCCTCCATTAGCTTTAGATTGGACTGGAGTGAACTTTCTAAACGTACCGAATATAGGTAAAATTGATACTGCAGACAATTGGATTTATTCTAAAGGCGCTTTCTTAAATAGTCAAAACTTGCAATTTGATGGAAGTCATGGAACAATAGGAATAGACAATAGTATTTTTGTTGGTAGTGGTTCGGCTGGTAATATCTTAGATGTACTTTCAACTTGTACAATTACAAGAAGATTTAGGTTAATTTATAGTTCTGTTGTGGCTTTCGGCTCTAGTGTGGGTATAAATGTTGATGTAAGTGCAACTATACCAACAGAGGGTTATATTTTAGATACAATAAACTTTAGTGGTGGTGGTACTTATTTAACTGGTGTTGATTATACCGATAATAAAACACGTTTTGTTAACTCTAAAGGTATTGATAATACTGCTGAAATTGGTAACTATTTTATGACAAATAACGCTACTACAACAACTATTTCAACAGTAGATACACCTGTTAAAGCATTAGGTACAACAACTGCAAACGCTATAAATCAAAAGTTTACCCATACAGATAATAGACTAACTTATGTAGGTGCTTTAATTCGTGACTTTCAAGTAACTGCTACTATATCCTTAACAAGTGGTAATAATAAGGTTATAGGTGTTTATGTGGCTAAGAATGGTACAGTAATAACATCAAGCGAAATGTATTCAACAACTTCGGGAAGTGGTCGTGCTGAATCCGTTACTTGTCAAACTATCTTAGAATTAAACGAAAATGATTATGTTGAAATTTGGGTGGAAAATTCAAGTAATACAGATGATGTAACAGTAGAGTATTTGAACGTAATATGTAAATCTTTAAATTAAATAAATATGGCAAAACAAAAAACGCTAAGTAAGACAAGCCCTAAAGGGGGTAAACGTGGTTGCCTTTGTGATGATGGAAAATATCGCTCGGAGTGTTGCGATGGTACATTACAGAATCAAGGCATAGGAAACACAACTGGACAAGGGGTTTCAGTTAAAGTAGATAACAGAACGGAAAGAGTAAACAGTTACTCAAGAGGTTGAAAAAGAAACAGTTTAAATTTAAATAGTTAATTAGTATGAAAAAAGAAGTAAAAGATGCTTTAAACGTTTTAAAAACATTTTTAGGAATGGAAGTAAAGCTAGAGCAAATGAAGTTAAAAGATGGAGTTACCATCGTAGAGGCTGAATTATTTGAGCCTGAGCAACCAATTTTCATTGTGAATGAAGAGGAAAGAGTTGTATTACCTATCGGAGAGTATGAGCTTGAAGATGGTAAGATTTTGAAAGTAGTTGAAGAGGGAATTATCTCGGAAATTATGGAGAAACAAGAAGAGGTTGAAGAGCCTGAAATGGAAAAAGAGGAAGAGGTTGAAATGGAAACTGAAAAACCATCAGCTAAAAAAGTTGTAGAATCAACAGTTAAAGAAACTCACTTTTCTAAAGAAGAAAAAGAAAACCTTGAAAAAGAGATTGAAGAGTTAAAATCTAAGATTGCTGAACTTTCAAAAGTTGAAGAGATTGAAGAAAAAGAAGAAGTTGAACTATCAGAAGATGTAAAACCTATCTCTTTTAATCCTGAAAACAAAGAACAAATTGAAGTAGTAAAACTAGGAAAAGGAAAAACAAAAATCAGTAATATTTTAGAACAAGTTTATAAATTTAAATAATAAATAAAAATGGCAACAACAACAAATGTAACGACTACGTATAGTGGTCAAGATTCAGGAAAATGGGTAGCAGCTTCATTACTTTCTGCACCAACTTTATCAAAAGAATTAGTAACTATCATGCCTAACGTTAAGTACAAAGCAGTACTTCATAAATTAGCTACTGATGGGTTATTGAAAGATGCTTCATGTGATTTTACAGCGACATCTACTGTGACTTTAACGGAAAGAATAATTACTCCGAAAGAATTACAAGTAAATGTTAAGCTTTGCAAATCTGACTTTGTAGATACATATCAAGCCTTAGAAATGGGTTATTCTGCACATGATGTACTACCTAAATCTTTTGCAGATTACTTACTAGCATACATGGCTGAAAAGGTAGCTGCTGCTAATGAGGTTGCTATTTGGAATGGTGCAACAGGTACAAGTGGAGAGTTTGATGGATTCATGACATTATTAACTACCGATGCTGCTTTACCAGCTGCTAACGAGGTTGCTGGAACAACTTTAACTGCTGCTAACATTGCAACAGAACTAGGTAAGGTTGTAGATGCTATTCCATCTGCTGTATATGGGAAAGAAGATTTAAGAATATATGTATCTCAAAATGCTTATAAATTATATGTACGTTCACTAGGTGGATTCGGTGCATCTGGTTTAGGTGGAAATGGTTACGATGCTAAAGGTAACAACCAAGCATTCACAGATTTAATGTTTGATGGAGTTCCATTGGTAGTAGCTGAGGGATTAACAGCTAATCAAATGTTAGCTGCTGAAAAGTCTAACTTGTTTTTTGGAACTGGTTTGATGTCAGACCAAAACGAAATTAGAGTAATTGACCAAGCAGAAATTGACGGAAGTAAAAACGTTAACATCATCATGAGAATGACTGCTGGAGTTCAATATGCAAATGTTGAGGACATCGTAACTTACGGAATTACTAACGTAGCAAATTAATAACTAAATAAATTCAGAATTAAGGGGAGGGGTAAAATACTCCTCCCTTTTTTTATAACTTTAAAAAATATAAAATATGGCTTGTTTATTAGCAAATGGTCGTGCTGAGGTTTGTAAAGATGTTGTAGGTGGATTAAAAAACATTTACTTTGTCAATTACGGAATTGATGCAGCTGACATAACGTATGATGCAACTGATACGGACATGATTGATGCAATCACAGGTATTACATCATTGTATAAATTTGAATTAAAAGGTACTAACTCTTTCGAGCAAACAATCACATCTTCAAGAGAAAACGGAACTACATTTGTAGAACAAACTTTAGCAATTCAGTTGAAGAAGCAAGATGCTGCTACTACAAAAAATGTTAAGTTGTTAGCTTATGGTAGACCTCACATCGTAGTTGAAAATAATGCTGGGCAATACTTTTTAGCTGGTTTAGAACGTGGAATGGACGTTACAACTGGTACTGTTTCAAATGGTACGGCATTAGGAGATTTTAATGGTTATTCTTTAACTTTTGTAGGTCAAGAGAAGATACCAGCAAACTTTTTAGATTGCACTTCTGAGGCTACATTAGCTACATTATTTGCAACTGCTGCAGTTGATGCGACTATTGTTACTTCATAATTAATTTAATAGAAATAATAAAGGGTAGCTAATAACTACCCTTTTTTTTGTTATAACATTCCATAAGAAACATTAAAACGTTTTCTTATTTCATTGTTATTCCTTTATAAAACTACCATCTACTAACTTACCTTTCCTATCTTTAATCTCATTGTAGGCACTTTCTAAACACTCTTTATAGTTTATACCTAATTGCTCACAAAGTATAATTAAAACCACTTGAATATCCCCTATTGCATCAATAGTTTCGTATGGGTCTTTCTTTAATAATGCGCTTGCTAACTCTCCAACCTCTTCAGTTAGCTTAATAAACTGCTTAGTAGCGTTTTCTTCTTTGATTAGACCTCTTTCATTAGCCCACTCAATAACCTTTCTTTCTATTACACTTTTCATAATCTTTGTTTTTAATAACCCATACTGTGACAGTCACCAACTTTTGGTAATTCATCTTTTGTATAATAGTCTTTTGAATAATTAAATTCTCTAAACT